GCTCGGACTTGTGTCCGCCACACCAGTCACTCAGGAATTGTTCTCGACGCGTGTTCACAACTATCGACTCCGCCAACTCGTCAGTCTGACGATAACACCCCTAAGGGTGGTTTGTCAACCGCCTTGGTATTGACTCTGTAATCCTGTTCATAGCGTTACCTCTTCATTGCCATTGCGAATACGGTCTAGTTCAGCATGGATAGCGCGACGGATGAACTCTGATATGTTTCCGCCTACACGGTCATACGCAACACGCAGCAATTCGTCAAGTGTTGACTCATCTAGACTAATCAAGAATGTACGCTTGCGCATTGGTTCCACTCCTACACTGCTTCACAGATACACACTGGTTTGTTATCAACAACATGGATAAACGACTTGGTTACAGTACCACGTGCAGCATCTAGTGCCTTATAGAAATTGCGCACTTTCGAGACTGGGTGCACATAGATTACACCCTCATCTTCGTTACTCACCATGAAAAGGGCATCGTACCCATTATATCCGTCGATTCCGCGTATTGCGTCAAGTAGCTCCGTAGCAGTAGTGTCATGTGTTATTGAAACACACTTGTCATGTCTGGCCAACATATACCCGCGAAACGGCTTGCTGGTATTGTACCAAACTAGTGAGTGACCAACAGACTTGACTTGTTCCAGTGCAGCCTCAACTCGTTCAAGAAACATGATATCACCTATGCAACAACAATAGTATTGTGACACCCCTACGGTTAGTTGTCAAGTGGTAAGTGTGCAAACTTTTTGGTCGTTTTCCACGCGCAAGAATGTCAATTCAGGTTCAAGCGCAAACCGACAAACATCCTTGAAGGTTGGTGCTTGTACAACTGGATAAACGTAGATAAACCCACGGTAGAGTCTATCGTGGCTGAGTGCAAAGTAAAGACCATCGCCGCTCCAACCGTCAACCGCAGCCAGCACGTTATCTGCTGAAACGTCTTCTGCTGGGAACTCAACGTACGATGCATAATCCACAACGACATAGCCAGTGTAAGGTGACTTATCGCCATTATTCCACAGAAACGCATACCCGTTGCGACGAGCAACATCCAGTGCATTGTTGATTGTCATATCCACCCTCAACTCAACAGCAACAGAATAACACCAATCCCGGTGGGTGTCAATCGCCTGCTTGGTGCTGTTCTAAATTATACCAGAACCCACGTATAATTACGGTAGTTACGCGATTATACCAAACTCTACGTGTAACTACGGTACCGGGTGCAGGTGTTCACCGCCTGGCTGCGGATGTGGGGGTAGGTGCACGGGTGGATGTAGGTATTCACCTATGGGCTACAGGTATTCGCCAAACGTCACCGCTATGGCTACTGTAAGGCCCAGGAAGGTGCCAGTAATCTGGTCAAGGTATTGTGGTAGCCAAAAGGGGTGTCAAGTGTCTTATAGGCGATTCTGAGAGGGTTTTTCTGTAGGATAAGGCTGTAGACACAGGGGCAGGCGGTAATGGGAGCGATATGACAACCGCAACGGTACAACCACCAAGCGGCAAAGGAGAGCGTGACACCCATCCGGCAAGTGGGAATATGGCAATCGCAACCGGGTGCCGTAACTGGTACTGTACCCACTGGTCGTTTGTGGTCTCTGTGGCATCTAGCAGGCTCAGGAAGGCCGCCTTTAACTGGTAAGGGTACTGTACTAGCCAGAAGGGGGTACAAACACCTTACAGGTCATTCTGAGAGGGTTTCTCTATAGGAAAAAGCCATAGACACATGGCAATGGCCGTAAGTGCCGTTTTGGTGACACCCCAACCGGAAAGGGAGTGGTGTTGTTTGGCGCGTGGGAGGGGGAGAGGCTATGGAGTGGGGGTAGGTAGTTTTGTACGAAAGTCTCTAGTTGTGTTGTTGTTGTTGTTGTATTATATAAAAATAATAATTTAATATATTACTTGTATCTAGTATTATCTTGTTACGTAGTACTATGTAACTCTAGTGTTCAGTAGTACTATGTAACTCTAGTGTTCAGTAGTACTATGTAACTCTAGTGTTCAGTAGTACCTTGTTACATATTGCTGCTGTTGCATAGAAAAAAATAATTACCAATATACTTGCAAGTAGTATTTATGCGTAATAGTGACACCAATATGGGTAGGTGTTATACAGTAACAACAACAGGAGTTACATAGTACTACGTGACAAAAGTTACATGATAATACGTACCAGGTAGTTTAGTTACCGAGAAAGTGACACCCCTATACGGTATGGGTGTTATATAACAGCAACAGTAATAGGAGTTACATAGTACTTAAGTTACATAGCGATAGGTATTGCTGTTGTTGCATAGAAATACTTACGCATAAGCACAAGTAGCCATTATGCGTAATAATGACACCAATCAAGACTTAGGGGTGTCATATCAACAACAACCACAAGTACACGTGACAGAAGTTACATGGTACTTACTGTAGAGTGTTGTTGCATAGAGATACTTAACCATGACTGTATGGGTGTCACAATCATCAACAGCAACAGATATACGGTAATACGTGACAGAAGTTACATGGTAATACGTACAGTGACACCAATACGGATGGGTGTTATGCAGCAACAGAAGTATCTTCTGTGTGGGTGTCATATCAACAGCAACCAGGTACACGTAACAAAGTACAGATACACGAATAAGGTGACACCAAACCTGTGACTGTGACGGCAACCGTGTACATGTGACAAGGTGATACGTGCACGAATAGAGATACGCAGGTGACAGAAACCACAAGCACGCGTGACAAGATACCGTAGGTGGGTGTCACAATCAACAGCAATCGGGTACACGTGACGCAGGGTTACAAGGTGCCGGGTACCCGTGACAGAAGTACGTTACTTTATGATGGTTGCTGGATAAACACCTCAATCGGTACCGTATGGTGTCACTTTACGCGCGTTATTTGGCTCTGTAGTACGTCTGAAATTTGTTTCTGGGGTTACGGTACCTGAACGGTATCTGGACGGCTTACAGGCGATTCTGACAGCGTCTTTCTGTAGCAAAAAGGTATAGACAGTGACAGGTACGGGTGCGCGATTACGTTGCACGGTACAGAAGTAACGGTCACGATTGCTCTGCGCGTATGAAAATATGTGCGGATTCTAGCGGCGTGACGGCCATTATACCATGGCCGTGACCCCCCCGTCAAGGGGTATTGTGACACTTTATATGGCCTTCCATTTGCATCCATTTGTTTTCCTTATCGAACGGAGCACAATTTTATCGGAAATATCTTATCGTAACGGGTTGCAATTTACCGAATTCATTGGCGATTCGCGGGCACTAATCGCTGAAACCCTCTCTGCATGGGCGTTTGGAGCATTGGCGATATCGTATCGAATGCGGATACAGTGGTGCGGATAACTTATCGAAGCGCGCGGATAACTTATCGAATGGGGCGAATGATAAGGGATTTTGATAGGTAACGAATTGTAACAGGAAAAAGTGTCACAAGGGGGGTTGACAAAATCGGGCGGCCGGGGTACAATGCCAAAAGTCACTGGTACTATTTTCTTACTTCCGTCAGTGCACGTCACATTGCCTCCAAACCGCAACTCTTTTGCCGCATAAGGGGTTGACACCAACCGGGATGGGTGTTAGACTTGAGTCAACAAATGAAAGGAGTAGCTAGATATGAACGAATTCGAACTCTTCACCGACAGTCTTGAAATCTACAACACGGTAGTTGACAAGCTACGCTCCTATGGCTTCAACGCCAATGTCAACATCAATCCGGTATGTGGTATGTACCTACTTGTTACTGATGCCACGCCTGCAATCATGGACAAAGTCTGTGCTGGACTAACTGACTTTGCTGAGGTCATTGCCCTTGATGAGCCAACCTATGACCCATCTGACGTTTACACCCTTGTCTGGTAACTTGGAGGCACCGATGAACCACAAATACTTTTATAACCGTGAATACCTGCGGCAGAATCTATCGCAATCCGTTTTGAAGCGGATTAACACCCCACACAAGCAACGTCTTCTGGATGTTGCGTTGGGTGCCACTGATGACCAAATCTGTGGTGCCACTGAATTCTACAAGGGGCTTTCCCGTCGCTCTGACAGTATGGCCAAGTACCTTGATATTGACAAGGCTACGGTAGCCGCTATGCTAGCGGTGATTCACAACACCAAGCATGGGTGGGACGTGACGTTTTCCAATCTGGAAAAACTGGTTACCCGCGCAATTCGGATGGGAGACGATGTAAACCTGACTGGGGGTGTCACCAACCGTCAAGTCAGGACTGCGCTTGACTGCTACCGCAACGTCAAGAGTGACACAGATATTGACAAGGTGGTTACTGACCAAAATCGTCGCAGCCTTGCGCATTGCATCATGTACAACCTTGACCGCAGACCACTGGTAATAACCCAGAACATCTACGATGTATGGAGTGGTGGTGACGCTGCAACGACCACGATAACTGGTTCACTCTATGCCAGGGTTGCAAACGACACCACATTTGTTGCACTCAGTCTTGGCATCCAACCGTGCGAATTACAGGCGCTACTGGACATTGTGCCAAGCGAGTATCTAAAGTTGGCCTACTAATCGTTAACCTACTTCCTCACTCACCCACCCACTTGACAACACCTGGGTGGGTGTTTTATATTGTGGGTGTAGTTATTGGGAGGTGGCACGATATGCTCTCCAAGAGACAACTAAGGGAAGCCATAGGGTACGCAAGAAACTACGGGTTTGCGTATGTACCTTACACCGATGCACGTAACGGTTACGTGGTCATACCAGATTATGAACCGCGCGTGCGGTTGGTCGATACCGGAAACGGGCACCCCTACCCGTCCATAAAGGATGTACACGCAGCCCTTGCTGAAACGGTTGGTGCTGTACCCGCAGATGGATTGCTCGTGGTAAAAAGGTACGATGACTCATACGGGTGCTACCTGGTCACCATGACATTTTCGTTTTTGCGCGCGCAGCTACTGGCTCGTCGTTCTGTTAGCAAGCGCTTCGTTCATATCCATGACGGTCAGGTAGGAGGCGGCTTCATTGCTGGAGATTCCTCCCAATCCTTGACTGCGCGGTGGTGCGAACTGGAAACACTGCTGTAACGTGTAGTCACGGGTAACTCGCAAATACCACTGGGTACGTACCCGGTGGTTTCTTTTATTGTGCAGCTACTACACGGATGTAAACCAATCAAGGGGTAACTGTGCGTACTCTAAAGAATTTTCCGCTATTCGGTCAGCTTGACAACAAGTTTGACCCATACGGTTCATGCAACGTGACGTGCATTGCTATGTGCCTTTACTATTTTGGTATTCGTGGCGACGGTAATGGTCAACTCGAAGACCAAATCAATCTGGCACTTAAGCGCAAGGGACTAAGCAGGCACAATCCGTACCACCTACAGCAGATAGCCAACGAGTATGGTGCCAGACTTAAACCACCAATTGTGGACGTGTTTGCAGAAGACGCAATCCTGAACGACATTAAGCTAAACATTGACGCAGCTTTCCCGTGCGTGGTTCACGGGTACTTCACGCGTTCAGGACACATTGTTTGTGTTACCGGGTACGATGACAGCACCAACCAAGTACGGATACATGACCCATACGGTGAATGGTGGCCCAATGGGTACGATACCAGTGCACCAAAAGTGTACTGGCTCAGCTATCGACGATTTCTACAACTCACGGATGACAATGGAATCTGGACTCATTTCTTTAGCAGAGAACGACAACAGCAACCACAACAGCAGTGACACCCAAACGGATGCAGATAACACCCTGGCTGCAATGGAAGAGGTAGCGCAGGCGTTAACATCACCACAGTCGTTTCTAGAACGCATGCGGCAACAGCAGGCTGAAGTAGGACGGGAACTGGAAACCTACTTTAAGCGGTTTGAGATAGCTCGCAAGCAACGGGAAGGATTGCAACGATACTACGAACAGCGCAGGCGTGGAGGTAAGTCGAATGCGCAAGCCAAAACCAACAAAAGTCAGTAGCGCGATTACACCGGAAATGGTACGCGCGATGCAGGAACAACAACGTCTTGCTGATGAAGCACGCGTGCGAGAACAACAACTGATTCAACAGCAGACAGCACAGCAGGCTGAACAATACAATCAAATGCTGGGTTTGTACCAGCAGCAGATAGCGGCATTGGAGGCATCACGCGCAGAACAAACCCGCTACCTGGAAGCGCTTGCCAAACAGCAAGAGGAACAACAAAAAGCTGTAGATGCTGAGCGTCAACGTCAAGCAATCCTGGCACGCAACGAGCAAGAGAAAAGCATACAAGAGGCAAACAAGTTGCTGTCAATAATGGGAGCAAGACGCAACACCCAGCAACAGCAAAACCGTCAACGCGTGTTCAGTACTGCTTACTTACCAGTACAGTTCACGCGTCAAAATATTATGGGGTGACACGCGTGGTCAAGAGTTTCATCGTTGTAGTGGCACTGGTTGGTGCACTGACACTTGCAATATTGGACCGTAGTTATCGCAGAGAGTTTATTGCGCTAGCTACTGGCGCAGTCTGTGGATTTTTTGGTGCTGAGGTACCAAGAGAAACCCGCAACAAGGGTGACGACCGGGATGACGGAAAGTAAATCACTTTACCGCAAAAAGGTGCAGGCTATGGAGTCCTACTGGGACTTCATAGACCTGATTAACTTTAAAGGAGGTACCAAGTCGTTCAGTACCATCCACAAGGAACTGGCTGCGTTCATCGCTGACCGACACCAACACCCTAGACGGTTGGTGCTTATGCCACGTGGTCACCTTAAGTCTACACTGTGTTCAGTAGGCTACGTCCTATGGCGTATCTACCAGAACCCATGTATTCGCATTCTGGTAGGGACTGCGACCAAACCACTTGCGACTTCGTTTGTGCGTGAAGTCAAACAGTACTTGGAAGACACCCATCTTCAGGAAACCGTTTGGAATACACACCCTCGATACGGTAGATTAATTCCACAACTTGATAACCAGTCAGCAGGTGATGAGGAAGTTGACCGTAAAACCGTATGGCGCGTGGATGCAATCCAGGTACTGCGTCCCAAAATTATGAAGGAGCCAACACTGTTAGCGGCATCAGTTGGCAGCCCATCGACTGGCTTCCACTTTGACATAGCGATTTTGGATGACGTGGTTACGTTTGAGAACAGTCAGACAGCAGAACGACGGGAAAAGATTATGGACTGGGTTGGTGACGTTGAGAGTGTCATCGACCCATACAACCCTGACACCGACCTAGGTGGAGAGTTTCTGATTCTGGGTACCCGCTACTACTACCGTGACTTGTATGGTGTTTACACGGGTGAGGATTTATCGGATGAAGAACAGGGTGACGGTAGTGAGGACTATGCAGTTTTCAAGCGCAACATCTACGCCAACGGCAAGGATGACAGTGACGGGTATTTATGGCCTGAGCGATTCAACGCCGAGGTAGTATCACGTTTAAAGTCAAGACTGATGAGGTTGCCTAACGGTATGCGACGGTTTGCCTCACAGTATTTGAACACAATAATGACGGATGAAGAAACAGTACTGAACGCGGATAACATTCAGTACATTAATCCATCACAACTTATCATCAAGGATGATGGTGTCATCGAGATACGTACCAGTCACAATTCCCCGCCAACTAGAGTAAAGCCGATTCTAGTAGTTGACCCAGCTATCTCGCAAAGTAAACGTGCTGACAATACTGTGCTCATGGTTGGTGGACTGGACTCCAACAGAAGTCTTTATCTGTTTGACCTAAAGGTAGGTAAGTTCAAGCCAGAAGAAACAGTGCGGTTGGTGTTTGAGCTAGTGGACAGGTGGAAATTGAACGCCTTGACCATTGATAACGAGAAACTTGGTCAAGCGTTGATGTACACCATACGTCAATCGTTCAGCAGGTTTAAGCCAGTTGCGCTACGTGAGTACCGTGCAGAAGGAGAAAAGAAAGCACGTATCGTTACGTACTTGGAACCGTTGTTTGTAAATCACCAAGTTTACCTGATGACTTGGATGGCCAAAAATACCATCCTTATGGAAGAGATTCAGTTTTTTCCTAGAAGTGGGGCACACGATGACTGTCTTGACGGGATGGTGATGATTTGTCAATCGGCGACACCTACCCGTAATGGTGTTATGAGTAGCAGGCGCAAGCGAATACGTCAGCACTATAACATTAATCAACGCTATGGAGGAGTGCGGTGATACTGAAGAATAAAGATTTCATCTACGTCAGTCTGAGCGATGAGACTCAACGTCAGTCTGACGTAGACCTAGTTGCGGTTGGTGAGTTTGTGAGTTCTGAGTTTCACCGCTATAAACGCGCGCGTCAAGAAAAAGAGGATATCTGGGTTGAGTGCTGGGCTGCGTACAACGGTTCCCCACGTGCAATAGAGCACGCGCGACGGTTAGCGTCACGCAGTGTTGGAGACGCAGCAGTAGCGTGGAGGCACAAGGTATCGACTGGTAAGGCGTTCGAAAACGTCGAGACTATTTCCAGCTACTTGCAATCCGCTTTCTTTCCCAACCGGGATTGGTTCGACTTGGTGCCAATGTACTCAGGCTCCCTAGAGGTAGCGGAAGTTGTCAAAAAGTACCTCAAGTACAAGCTGAAGCAGGCGAACTTCAAATCACATTGGGGTATGTTTATTCGCCAACTACTAATCTGTGGTACCTCAGTGCTGGCTCTACCATGGCGCAAAGAGCTAGCACCATACACAACCAAGGTTAAGGTAGAGTATCCACCGACTGATGAAACCCAAACTACCACGTTCACAACCAAGACAGTACAAAAGACCATCTACAATGGGACTGAGTTTGAGACACTCTCCGTGTTCGACTGCTACCTTGACCCGGATGAGGTGACCGATATTAACCGAGCCAACTTTATCAGGCGTATCACCAAGTCTAAGGGTGAGCTTATGCGTCTAGTCAACGCTGGCTTTTACCCATATCTAGAGCCAAAAGATGTAGTGTCTTACCGCGGCAACGCTGAACACAACAGCAAGCGTGTAGTTGCCAGCTTTCACGGTATGGAGTGGAATCCCAATGAGATGGTCGAACTATTGGAATTTTGGGGTAACGTTCAAACAGGACAAGGATACTACCAGGACGTAGTGGTTACATGTTTGGGTGACAAAGTGGCTAAGTTTGAAAACAATCCGTACTGGGCGGGTAAGCCATTTGTGATTGGCACTTACATCCCCGTATGCCACCAAACGTATGGTGTTGGCGCGATTGAACCAGTCCTGGGGTTGTTGCATGAACTATCCATTGTCACCAACCAACGCCTGGATAACCTGGAACTAAGCGTGGACTCTATGTGGACGTACATTGATGACGGCACTATCAACCCTGAAGATATCTATACCGCACCTGGAAAACTAATAGAAGTGGCTGACCATAACAGCATTCGACCAATCCAGCACAACCAACAGTTCATGGTCACCTATCAAGAGGCTGCGGTACTAGAACAGAACATCGACAAGGTAACTGGTACGGGTGCGTTCATTGGCGTTGGTCAGGGTAGGGGTGGAGAACGCGTAACAGCAAAAGAGGTAGAGGCTGTGCGCGACGCAGGCGGCAATCGACTTGGTGGTATTTACAACCACATTGAAAGTACAGCACTTATCCCGGTTCTGCGTAAGGTGTATCGTATGTGCCAGCAGTTTGTGACTGAGGATGAGGTAATTCGAATTCCAGGTTATCAACCGGGCGAATACCTTTACGTTAAGGTAGGTGCTGACGAATTGGTGCATGACTTTGACATTGAACCAGTAGGTGCAGGACACATTGCAGACAAGGAGTATGAGTTACAACGCAGGCTTGACTTTATTGGTTTGGTATCGCAGAATCCTGAAATGGCGCAGCGTATGAACTGGCTTGAAGTCATGAAGGATATGGCTAAGCGGTTTGGGTTTGATGATATCGAACGGTACATCAAACAACCAGAACCACAACCACCCGCACCAACAGAATCGGTAATGGCACATCCTGATGTAATGGAATCAGCAGCAGCAGTGGGTGGAGTACCTGCACAGCAAGCACTGCAAGCACAACTAACCACTGATGGTGGTCAGGCAATGTTGCAACAATCACTACAAAATCTTGGAATAACTGGAGAAAGCAATGAGTGAAGAAATCACAAACAGCAATGAACCCGTTGCGGTAGACACAACACCAACACCAACACCAACACTTGGTACTGGCTTCCCGTTGGAACAGTACGGTATTACACCTGAAGCGGCACAGGCGTTTATCAGCTATCTGTTAGAGCAAGACCCAATCAAGCAACGGTTTGCGTATATTGATGAACGTAGACAGTACCACGCACTGAAGCCGTTACGTGATGAGTGGGGTGAAAACTTTGACACCATCTTTGCTAAGGTGCAGGAGCGCTTTAGACAACTACCTCCGCACCTACAAGCGATATACGACAACACCGATGGTGCTCGATTCCTGTATCAGCAACTACTTGAAGAGGAAAAGAAAAGCGGCAATGATGTGCCAAAATTCGACCGAGGCACAGGTGGAAGTGGTTTACCAAACGGACGTTACCGCTACAAACAGTCTGAGATTTTGGCAATGAAACGGGATGAGTACCAAAAGCAGGCGCGTGACATACAACAAGCGTATGCTCAAGGTTTGGTAGACATGAACGGATAACACATAAAGGAGGAAACTAATGCCTTTACCTGGAGGAGGTTATTCTGGTAGCGCGTTTAAGCAGAGTGACCTTGACAAGTTTATACCTGAACTATGGAGTTCAGAAATAATTCGCGCGCGAAACTCAGCACTGGTCATGCTTGACCATGTGAAGCGCATACCTGACAGCATGAAAAAGGGTGACGTACTACACGTACCTAAAGTAGGACGCTTAGCCGTCAACCCCAAAGTTGCAGAAACACCAGTAAACCTACAGAATGGACAACCCACAGAGTTCACGTTTCTACGTGACCGTTACGTGGAAAGTTCATTCATGATTGAAGACATTGCAGCTATCCAGTCTAACTACGATGCACGTTCTATCTACACAGAGGAAGCAGGCTTAGCACTGGCACGTGATATTGATAGTTGGATTTTGGCACACAGGGTAGTTATCAAGGCATTGAACAACGTGATTGACGTGAATGGTAACATCACACTTGCGTCAATACTGGCAGCCAAACTTAAACTGGAACAAGCAGATGTACCACTGGAGGGTGTCAAATTAATTGTGAGCCCGGCACAATACACCAGTTTGTTGCAGATTGACCAGTTCATTAACGGGTTTTACGTGGACAACAAACCCGTCGTTACTGGACAAGTGGGAACCATTTTTGGTATCCCAGTTGTGGTCACCAATGCTATCAAGAAAAACAGTTTGGGTAACGTTTTTCGAATTGGTGATAACGACCCACTTGGCCCGACTCCTGGCATGGCTACCACAAACGGTGGTAACCCACTGTCACGTTACTATCCAGCATCAACACTTGGTCAGTGGACTGCTGCACAGAAAGTAGGTGGACAGCATGATGCTGAGTTAATTAACGGTACCACCCACGCAAGCCTAGCTGCCAACAAGTACAGTGCTATTATGTGCCACAACGATTGGCTAGCATTTTGGATGGGTATAGAGCCCAAGGTGGAAAGCAGTCGAGAAGTACTGTTTCAAGCTGATGCTGTAGTTACCACTCAGTACTATGGCTGCAAGGTGTACCGTCCTGAATGTGCGGTTATCATTGAAAGCGGTGAAGCTGCATAATGGCAAGTAGCACCAAGACACTATTGGAGGTAAGCAATGATGTTTTGCTGATGGCTGGAGAACGCCCAGTGCTGACACTGGGTAGTAATCCAGTAGCACGTAAGGTTGCCGCATGCCTTCAGGAAGCCGTCCTGGAGGTGTCGCTCCTTGACGACTGGTCATTCACGCGTGAACGGATTGGTGCTATTTCCTGGGTTGGTGAGCGAGCAGAACTTGGTAACGTGCAACGGGTAATACGCGCACTCTACGGTGAGCCATCTACTGGCTACCGTAGATTGGTGTATCTGGACAGTTCAGACTTTGACCGTATCCCTATTACCACTGGTGACCCAGTTGGAGCGTGCTGGACAGTGGACGGATATGGTGCTGTTCGACTTACGGTAGCACCATCCACTGTGCAGCACCAGAACCGGGTTAAGTTTGACGTGATTAAAGCCCTTAATCCACCAACGCTTGACACCCACAAGTTTCCGTTACCCGATAGGTTTATGCCATTGATTATCAAGCGTGCCTTGTCGTTGTTTGTGCTTCGTCACCTTGATGACGCAGGGTTATCCGCACAGTACGACAAGGAGTTTGAACTGATGGTGCAACTATTTCGAAACCGGGAGCGGTACGTACCACGTGGTTCAGCAAACATGTACCGAGGTAGGCGATGACTAACATTCCCACTAATCGTGGTACACTGGAACGTAGCCAACCACCAACTCTCGATGGTATACAAGCGTCTAATTTTGGCGGTTTAAATACTGTTTCCAGTCCACTAGCTATACCGTATGAAGACAGTCCACTGCTACTCAACGCAGTGGTTAACATCAATGGTGCTATCGAAAAGCGTAAAGGTTCACGCGTGGTACGAAGTGACACCATACCAGGTACTGGTATCACTTTGATTCCAGTTACCACTACACTTGGCTATTACTTTCAGGTAGTCAAGAACGGTAAAGATATACAACTGTTCGAGCTTGTAGGCAACGAGCTTTTGTTGCGAATGACCAAGCCTAACGTTTGGTCAAGTAAAGCAGAAAACATCAAGGCAAGCTACGTCAGCACAAGTGAACCTGAGCAACGTATCATTATGTGTACGGGATTGAACGTACCCGTACAGTTGACGTTTACTGAGCGACGTTATCTGTTCACTGCTAGTCAAGCGTGGAACGGTACATTCATTCCTGAAGCTGAACTGTTAAAGACAGCCACAACAACCAATGCACTGTACTTTGTGGATGGTGCTTTAACCGCAGTTACTAACGTCAGCTATAACGCGCCACTGAAGCGTCTAAACATCACCTATAACCAAACGTTTCCACCTGGGAGTTATGTGCTCGATGTTGTGCTGATAACCTGGCAATGGTGGACAGAAGCACTGTTCTACTATGGTGATAGATTCTTTGATACAGTAACCCGGTTCAACGACAAACCAACAGACAGACATGTTGCTATTCCTGCTAACCTACGTGATGACATAGACCCGTTAGACACGTTTCCCAATTTGTATCCCATTACTGTACTGTACCACAATTCGCCAAACTACGTTTATTACACCCCTAACGCTAGCAGACTACCGCTAGGGTTTCGACAATATGGTTTCTCGGACGGTACGGTACAACAACCAATAGTAGCAAACTGGATAGGTACAGCAACCAATGGTCAGGTTACGTTCAACATTGGGACGACGGACAGTAATTGGTATTGGGCAACACCCCAAACAACGTATGCTGTGTTTAACGGTACACAAGTATTTGTACAATCTTTATCGTTTAATGGTAACACCCTAACCGTAACCCTGAGTAATGGTGTAACACCCGGCCCACCACCACCTGGGAATTACGATATCCTACAGGTGCTACACAACGTCATGCCAATTGTACCAAGTCCATTTTTCATCACGTTTGGTGCTATTCAACCACGTGGAGACCAACAGACTGTATATATCAGTAGACAGCGTGGTCTACCGTTTAATGGTGGTAACGGTATCATTGGTCAGAATCTGTACGTAAAGCGCGACGATATCATACAGTTCCAGTACATTGGAGGGCCAAACAGTAACTACGGAGACTATCAACTATTCAACTTCAAGGGACAGTACACGGCACTTACGTCATTGACAGCAGTGGCTACTCACATTGACTTTACTGGTAGCAGTGAGGTTGGTGTTCCAGCTAGCGCCAAGATACGTATCGTCAACAAACAAATTTCCAAGTTTGTAGGAACATCAGCTACCAACTCTGACACCCCTAGGGTGGATGGTTCATGGGTACCCTGCTACGGGATTAGTGCTTACGCCAACTATTACACTGGCTCGTTTCCTGGTTGCGTAGCGCTTTACCAGGGTAGATTGGTGTTTGCAGGTTTTCCACAAAACCCGTTAGCAGTAGCGTTCAGTTCAGTGACTGACTTCACTGTACCTAACGAATTGTATATGTCGTTCCAGATTGGCACGTTTAACGACAAACCACAAGACCCAGTAGACGTGTTAATCACTAGCACTGCGGATGATTTCATTACTGGATTAGTAGAGCACCAGGGTAATTTATTCGTGTTCACAAGGAACTCACTGTTCCGGGTATCCGCAGCAGGACGTGGGGTACTGACAGCAGATAATGTCGCCATCAGTTCAGTAGCCAAGAAAGGTACTCCTAATCAGAACTGCATCACCAAGGCAAACGATACGTTGGTGTTTATGTCTGATGATGGTGTTTATCTGGTCACGCCAAGTGCAGGTGATACATCGTCAGTTGTCGATTACAAACTTGAGGAAATCAGCACCAAGGTACGCAATCGGTTTAGTAACACAACACCAACCAAACGGGAACTACCGTGGGTTGCGTTTAACGCAGTGAGCAAGACATTGGTCGTTGCGCAACCACGCAAGGATGACACCAAGGTAGCGTCTTATCTGCTAACGTTTGACATGTTTCGTCAGGCGTGGTCAGAGTTTGATACCGTTGGTCACTTCAACACGTTTACTGGTGCGACGTGCACAGATATTGCTAGTCGCGATGCATTCATATTGGTGGTCAGTAGAAACCGATTGTCTCCCACCGACACTGTGTATCTGAAGTTGGATGACAGGCGGTATCTTGACTTTGTGGTAAGTGCGACTGGTACAGGTTCAGGATTAAATGTGACAGTACCACGTCTACCGTATACCCAGCACACAACCAGTCAGGGTGTACGTGACTATCGGATAACCTTTCCGGTTTTACCACTATCTGACGTGCAAGATGTTACCGTCAAGTACAACAACCAAACCCTGGATTTTGGTGTTGGATACGTTAAGACACATAACGGTATTCGCCTGTTATTTGACCCGGTCAACAACGCAACCCTGACCATCAGCCATCGACGACCAGATACCGATTACGATGCAGGCAAGCTACGTTACAACACACAGACAGCACTTGATTTGTCGCATGCATTCTGCTACGTGGACAATATACCACTGCTGGAGTTCAACGGGTTCACGGTTACCCATAACCCCACTGATACTGTAGTCAACATAGGTACAGCACCAAACAACTCCAAGATTGAGGTAGGTGTTATCTACACAACAGTGTACGCTACACCTACATTTACTTGGGACACGCTAAGAAACTATAAGCGATTGTTATACTGGACTGGGTTGTTTGACAACGCAGCAGAACGTTACACGATTACTGACGTTAACACCAACTCTAACCAAGACGCAGAATCACTGGTAGGTAAGCCCAAGACACGGTTTGATTGTAACGTTAGTTTCGTCTACAACAACACTGAGGAAGGGTACACCAGTGCTGACTTGTACGGGTTTGATGAACTGGTTTGGGACTTCGGACTATTTGACATTTACCTACCGTACCAGTACGACGATTACGTGCTACTCAAGCAGGCGTTACAGGGTGTTGGATACAGTTTTCAATGCTTAATCTGGACGACTGATGAAGCCGGGTTCAAGCTTATAGGTTATCAGATAAGCGGCAAAATAAAGGGAACCAAGTACCAATTTTGGGGGAGTTAATATGGCAGCAGCACCCATCATAGGTGTTGCAGTAGGTGCAGCTAGCTCTGCTGCATCTATTGCACAACAGAACCGACAAGCACAAGCACAACGTCAGGCGTTGGCGGTACAGGCACAAAGTGTTGAAGACCAACGAAAGCTTAACCAACTACAGATAGCAGAGCAACGACGACAAGCTGAGGCAATGGCTGAACGTGAGCGATTGCTGAGTGTACAAGCCAAGACGATGGGCTTGATAAGTAACGAGATGCAGGCGGCACAGCAGAGTATTGCGCAAACACAAGCGCAGATTGCGGCTGACCAACAGGAGTATATGAACAATCAACGCGCCATTGCACGTGAGGCACAAGCGTCGCTTGCCGCTATGGAGACACTGAAACAACTTCAGGGTGTAGTTGCGCAAAGTAGAGGTGAACAATCCAAGACCGAGCAAGAGGCAAACGCAATTGCTGCACAGCGATTGCTGTTACAGGGTATCGGTGCAGCCAACACTGAGAGTGGTAAAGCGTTGATTGACCGGATGATTAACACCATAGCAGATAGGGTTACCAACACAACCAATGTATTCAATTCTGGTATGTCGGACGCTGAAAAGCAACTAGCGTACGAAAAAACAGTAGCAGAGTTGGAGCGTCAACTTGGTAGTGTCAGTAACTCAGCCCAACGGGATGCACTGCAACGTGCTGCGTTGCTCAATGAGATACAGCGACGTGGTATTGCTCAGAATATTGATACTCAATCTGCGCGCAATCTGAATGCGATTGACTATGACCTAGCCAGCAAAAAGGCAATGTACGCAATCGGTAGCGCAGCCCAGGATGTACAAGCGTCATCGCAGCAACAAGCAATCAAGGCACAAATGGGTGCGATTAGGGGTGCTTCATTCGCTGACTATTTGGGTGCGATTGGTAATCTTGGTCTTGGTTTATATCAGTCAGGAATATTTCAGCGACAACCACAACAACAGCAACAGTCACCATACAGTGTCATGAGTAATATCAGGTTGACACCATACACGGGTACGTTTGATGCTGATGGTTTACTATCTGGAAAGCTGAGTATTGGTGGTACAGCAGGACTAGGCGTTGGTGCAAACGATTTGATGAGTTTGAGGAATATTGGATGACTCTACGTATTGTTGGTGTTGACACCCCTAACAGTGGTATTTCTTTACCGTTTCAACAGCAGGAGGTATCCATACCTGACGTGACGGGTAAGTACCTAGCGTCAGGCGATGCCGCAGTAACTCAGTCGTTCGAGTTTGCCAGGGATACCGTTACTACTGTAGCGCGACAATCACAACCACCACAGCAATCGAATACACTGGCAGCAGTCATGGACACTGCTGGGAGATTGCTGGATAGGTGGAACTCAATCAAGGCGGCTGAGGCTAAAGCACTTGAGGCACAGCAACAAAAGTTACAGAAAGAGGCTGAATCAGATGCTGCCATCCAGTTAGAAGACGTGATGTTTGGGCTGCGCAATCGCCTGCAAAAAGAGGGTTATGAGCGTGGTCTTGTGAATGTCCGAGAGCAGGTACGTCAGTTAATCCTGAGTAACCCTAACCTATCACCTGAAGCAAAAAAGGAATTGGCTAGGCGTGCTTACAGTCATCTCGATGAAATGGAGAACCTGTTCTTCAAGAACGCCTATGAAGAAAACCGTGATATCAAACGCACTGAAGTTGGTCAAGCTGAAGCACTCGTCAGATTTCAGTCTGCCCAGGACGTTGCGGCACTGGTACAATCTGCTGACCGGGAAAACCCTGAAGCGATTGATATGGTGTTTCAGAAAATTGAAGCACGCACCAATGAAACCGCACGCAAGCTTAACCTTGACCCATGGCAAACAAGCACCCTACGTGCCTCTATACTGAAGCAGGTAGCTGACGTAGCAGGCGATGTATACCGTGTTAGGGCTGCGGCACAAGACAGACTGGCACGTACTATCGAGGCACAGAAAAAGTACGCACAGATAGAAGCACTAGAACAATCTGGACAGGTTTCGTTTGAAGAGGCTCAGTACCTACGTCAGCAAGTTGACGCTGAGTTTGGCCAGACAGCAGCGCGACCAGTTACAACGTTGGACGCACTAGAGCAGCAGAACCGCTACGCCAATCTTCAGTTTGCACTTGAAGAACTACAGGAAAAGCAATTCCTGAAAAAGTATGATGCAGCCACCTTACTTGAGGCACAAGTTACTGCTGACGCTCTAAAGTTGCTAGACAATCCGTCAATGGTTTGGCAATACAAACAACTTAAGACCATTGACAATCAACGCGTGCTGTCGATGTACGAATACCTTAAGGACACCATACCTAAGGTACAGGGTACCCAAAAACAACTGGTGTCTCTCCAACGGGAAATCGAAAAAAAGACAGCATTACTGGAGCGGGCTGAATCGGTTCAACGTAATCCGGCACTGATTGAAAAGTTCAAGAATGCGGGATTAATGGTACCTGACCCATCTCAGATTCCAGCAATACAGGCTGAGATACGTGGACTACAGGCTGAGTATCAAACCGTAGCAGGCGCAACCAACAACACCCTTCAGTCACTATCCAGGCTTGGTGTTGTGTTTGACGCAAATGGACGCTACCAGTTAAACCCTGAACTCATGCGTGACCTAGAGATTCAAAAGCAGAGAATCGCTGAGGGTGGGTTTGTTGGTAAGCGTAACCCTTTTAATAGGGGCGAGGGTAGCCCAGGACAGAAACAACCCGCAGCACCGTTAGCCAGGATGAACATTAACGGTAACGACATACCCGTACCGTTCATTGCGCAACACGTTGGTAAGGTACAGTTCACGTCAGGGTTTGGCCCACGTTCTCATCCGATTCGTGGAGGTGTTCGACACCATAACGGGATTGACTTGGCTGCACCCACTGGAACCCCAACAACAGCCCTACGTAGTGGTGTCGTTACAAAAGTTGCCAACGACCCAAACGGTTATGGCAACTACGTGGAAGTGAAGATGAACGACGGTAAATATGCACTGTATGGTCACCTTGACAGTGTCAGTGTTAAGGTTGGTCAGACAGTAGTACAAGGTCAAGTCGTTGGTAAGGTGGGTAGCACGGGAGGTTCTACTGGCCCGCACCTTCACTTATCCATATTCAACTCAGACACCGACAACCACGGCATTGACCCGGTTGCGTATCTACGCAGCATAACTGCTGAAAGTCCACCACCAATCGCACGTGGGTTAGGCTTACCACCAAGACAAGGTGCACCAGGCGGTAGAACCACATTCGAGTCTGGTGCTACGGTACGTCCACTCCCACCAGGTGCACCGCCATATGGCGCATTGCTACTACCATCAGGAGGATATGTGTGGGGTGGAACTGTCTACCGTCCTGCTGCGCAAGGGGGTGGGTATCGTGAAGTTGGTAAAGTTGAAAAACACATTAACAAGGCAAGACCTATGACTGGTACACGAATGTCGGGACTTCGTTCAGATTATCCGCAACGCAACGACCCGGAAGCGGATTACGGTTACAAGGTATTGGCAGAAGACGCGCAGTTCAGGCGTGCATTAGCTGGAGTTGCAGACAGATTAAATATCCCAGCACAGTGGTTAGCGGACATTATGGCATTTGAAACAGGCGGTTCATTCAGCCCATCAATCACCAACGGGATTGGTGCCACTGGCCTTATACAGTTCACCCCAGCTACTGCATCACTTATTGGTACGACTACGTCAGAGTTGCGAAAGATGACGCGAACCCAGCAACTACGCTACGTGGAAAAGTACCTGAAAGCTGGCATACAAGAGCAGGGTGTTGGCCCATACAAGCGGATTGATGATTTGTTTGCCTATGTTTGGGGAGGCGGTGGACTAGTCAGAACGCCAGACTCAAAACGGGCCAATCAAAGTGACGGTGATATCAAGTACATTGACTACCTGAACCGTCTTGGAGAACACGCACAACGCAGCTATGCGCATGCACTGGCACGGGGTAGCGAGCGTACCCACACAAGACCGTACAGTAACTGCGCAACATGCAGACAACAGTTACAGCAGTTTGGAAAGATTATCGCACACACAGGAAAATGAGTGGACTGATTGAAGAGAATCGCCGTGAGAACGACCCACGCCTGGAGTATGACCCAACCATACCAGTCGTTAATAATGCTGCGTTTCAACCACCACCACCTGCACCACCACCTCTTGAACCTGCGTTTACACCACCAGTCGATAACCCCGATTTTATTCCTGACGCGCAGACAGCACCAAACACAGTACAGTCAGGGCAGTTAGTATCTTCTGGTGTCATCCCCAACGACTTTGCTGACAAGGCAATGGATGACGTGCTGCAACGTAGGGACTGGTTGGTAGCACGTCAGGCTGAGTATCAACTACCCTATTACGTAGACTTTACACCAATACAGAGTCTAGAGCAGGTGTACGACATTCAGCCATACCGGGGTGGGGTTGTTCTACCACCAGAACCAGGAACTGGTGAGACTGATGCACAAGTTGCAGCACGCATGCGTGAGATGCTTGCTAAAGGGTTAAACACTGACCCAACCCGCAACGTTAACGACGATACGGGTGGGTGGGACTTCTTTGAGCAAGCGAGAGGTGTGTTCAGTTTTGGCAAGCGATTAATGGATGCAGTTACCACGTTTACGGGTAAGGTTGCATCACACGTACCGTCATCAATGCTCGGTATTGGTGCTACTGCGGTTGGTGGTAGTTTTGGCACAAGCTCCGTTTTGCCACCAATCAAAAGTAACACAACTAACACCAAACTAGATATTGGTGCCATTGCCCGCGAAAGCTGGGATAGCGCGTTTAACTTCAACAAGCGTCCACTGACAAAAGATGAAATGTCTGTTATCCGTGGACTACAACCAGTCGATGGTAAGGTTGATGTTTCTAAGGCACGGTTTGGTGACTATGGTTCAGGTGTTATCGGCGCGGTCAACTATGGTCTAGATAACCTGCTTGACGGTAACGTATTCCGTGCGATTATTGCTGACATTGGTGGTAATCTGTCACGTATCCGCAAGGGCGAAGCACCGGATTGGAGTAGTGTATCGCGAGCAATCACTGCGGGAAAGAGTTACAGTTTCCTTGACCCAAACAGTCCTAACTCTGTACTTGGCACCAACGCTAAAGGTGCAGAGTTCTGGACGCGTGTTGGTGCTGGGTTTATCCTGGATACACTAACCAGTTTGAACCCGCTAGGTGCAGGACGTAAAGCGCTTGCGCTAGCTACCCGTAAGGGTATCACCCAAGCGACACGTAAAGCTGCCATTGCTAGTGCTATCCGTGAAGTAGTCGATGGGTTGGATAGTCCACTTGCCAACATTGTCACTGGACTAAAGAAAGCGCCAACCAACACCCCTAAGTTAAATGTCTTTGAGAACCCAAACCTTAAACCACGACCAACACTACCAAACCAACCACCAAAAACAGTTGGTGATGACACGTTGCGGAAAGCCATCAAAGATGGTGCTGCGACTGTCAGCAAAGAGGGACTTATCCAGGTTACTAAACCAGACATTATCACTGACGTATTTCCCGTTATCCGCTCCAATCAGCTAGTTCCACCAAACCCACAGTCAAGCGTGTATGGTGCCATTAAAACGTTTCAGCCAGGCGATATGGTGGATACTTCTGTACTTAAGCTGGCAGCCAGAAGTGACCAAGACCTAACAGCCCTAGGGAAGTTTATGGGTCACGTCAGTCCCACTGCTGAAGTGTTGACACCTGATGAGATATTACAACTTCAAAAAAAGCATGGGCCTATCTACTCAGGTGTTGGTCATCCAATTGACGCTAACCAACTTGACAACTACCTTAAGCGTGGTACTGGTCTACTGGAAGTGAGCGACAACCAGTTTGCGCTTATCCGCAGAGTTGATGATAATCCAATCATTATCACGCCACAAAAGCCCATCATAGATGTGGTTGAGTCTAGGGTTAACTACAATATGACAACACTACGCAACCTGCTGGACGATGCCACCAATCTGAGAATGCAGGTAGCGGATGACATAAGGAGACTAAGTTCCAAACTCAGGGTGGACGTTACCCCACTGGATATTGGCACCTATGAGCGTGGACTGCTGAACGACCGCGTGCTGGATATCACCCTGAACAGACCACGCGTGAAGGTGACACCGACAAAAAACGTACTTAGTCAATTTGCCAATACCACGTTCTATCACGGCACCAAGTTCGACA